ACCAAAGTATGGCAAGCCGTACAAACCGTGATGAATGTCGTAATGAGTGCTAACCCTATTGGTCTGGTCATCATTGCTGTAGCTGCACTGATTGGCTTGATAGCTACCATAATTGTCAAGTGGAATGAATGGGGCGCGAAGGTATCTGCGTTCATGGGTATAATCAATCCGGGTTTTGCCATACTCATTCATACTATACAGACATTCCGCGCTAATTGGCAAAGTATCATTGATGCTTTTAAGGGCGATGGTATAGTTGCCGGTATAAAGCGAATAGGTCAAGTATTGCTAATGGGTATTCTTTCCCCTCTCAAAACCATATTGGAAGTAGCCGCCAAAATTCCAAAGGTTGGCAAATGGGCGCAAGCGGGTGTTGATAAGATCAATGCCTTAGGCGACAAATGGGGTGTAGAGGATAGCACCAAACAGAAAGCCACCACAACCGCCGGTACCGGCATCAATGATAAATTGGCAGCTGCTACAACCCCCAAAGGTAACGGGTTAAGTGGAATAAGCGGAACCAAAAGCAGTGACACTACCGCAGTCGCTACAGGCGGCACACGTAATACTGAAATTCATATCAACATAAATGATATGATCAAGCAGGTGGTATTCCAAGGATCCACCTCTGAAAACAAAGAAGAAATTGAACGTAATTTTGCTGAATGCCTATACCGCGTACTTGGTATGGCTCAGGCAAGTGTAGGATAATATGATATATCTAAATTTTGCCACAGGATTTGTACTGCCCCCGTATTGGTTAAACCATCCGGTCACAGTTATAGATAAGCATTGGCCGATGCCTACACAGGCAGAGGCTATGAACAATCTGTATCAGTGCCCGCTACGGCTCAAACTCAAAACGGAACCGGATAGTGCATTTTGGACGCTTCCGTTTGATCCGGTGATGTCAATAAGTGGTGGCAATAAGATTGTACGCTCCAGTGTCCTCAAACAGGACAACAGCAATAATGAGCGACGCGGATCCATCAAAGAAGTATGGAGCCAAGACGATTACACCATCCAAATAGCCGGTTTGTTCATGGGGGAAGATGACGATGATATCCCGATGGCGGATCTGGAAAAACTGCGTAGTCTTTGTGAGACGCGTGAAGTGGTAGAAGTAGAGTGCGATTTGTTTGAGGTGTTCAACATCAAATACATTGCCATTGAGAAATTCGACTTTGCGCACACAGCAGGAAGAAAGAACCAGCAATTTAGTATAACCGCATATAGTGACGATGACTTTAGCTTATTAGTGAAATGACCTATTTCATGAAGTACAATATAACCATTGGCGAATATAAGGTAAATACCCTTAAATCCGTCAGCGTTAAAAAGTCGGTGGAGCAACTGAGCGACACGGCTGTCATTACTTTGCCTGGCACGCTCATCAACCAACCGATGGAGGTCAATGACAAAATCAACGTCGGCGACCCCGTACGCATTGAACTGGGCTATGAGGGCTACATGAATGAGGAATTTACCGGCTATGTCAAACGGATCAACACAGACGATACCGAAATCCGCATTGAGTGCGAAGATGAGTTGTACCTCTGGGATGTGGCTGTTAAGGATGATTCATACCCAAAGAAACCAAGCACTGCCCCTGTTAGCCTAAAGACTTTATTACAAGATTTAGCCAAACAGGTAAATAGTAAGTACACCATAGAATGTGACTTTGATTTTTCATATTCAAAATTCACAATTCAAGCAGCAACGGCTTTAGATGTGCTCCGAAAGATCCAAGACGAAACGAAAGCTAACATCTATTTTGAAGGCACAACGCTGCACATTCATCCCTTGTATGGTAATGGCTCATGGAGTGGCAAAACGATTAAGTATGATTTTGCGCTGAATGTAATTTCTGCAAATTTACAATACAAGAAAGCCACAGACCAGAAATTGAAAGTAGAAGTCAGTTGTAGAGATACGAATGGGCAAACTGTATCTAAAACTTATGGTGATGGATCAAAGGTCATAAAGCGGACGGTTAATACCACAGATCCACATTCGCTTGATGCGGCTGCAAAAAATGAATATAACTTATGGTGCTATGATGGTTACGAAGGAGACTTGACCGGTTGGCTCATACCATTCTGCCAACCCACCGACAAAGTAGAAATCATTGATAAGTCAAGGCAATACAAAAACGGCACCTATTACGTAATAGCTACCGATGTTAGTTTCTCCGAAAGCGGAGGACGGCGAAAAGTAACGATTGGAAGAAAGGTTTAATAAGGCAAAATATCGTCTGCATAGGTTTTTATTGCATCACCATAGCAAATAACCAATGCTGCCTCACAACGATCTTGAACAAAGCATATACTGAAATTCTCGTTTTGGGTGACGCGATGCCATTGGCCGCAACCATGTGGCTTATCAACCCAAGTTACAACAAGATCGTAGGCAAAAGTAGAGACATAGACTGTAATATCAGCCTCAACGGGATTATCAGTCACCCGAACATTGCCCCACAACTCGAATGTACGGCTAACAAGGCCCTCATCAACAGTATATTTGCAACCACGCGCAGGATTAGGTTGGTCAGCACGTAAGCAATCCCATTCATCCGCCCAAGCAGAAACGAATGACAAACAACATACTAATATAGCAAATACTCGTCTCATGGATATTTATGGTAAACTAAAAAATAGATTACAAAAAATGTGCCAAACGCCTGGTGATTCGGCACTAATTTTGGCAAAAGTCAAAAATGTGGACGGTCAGACATGCACCGTGACCATTGATGACCTTGAATTGGCAGATGTCCGACTGCGTGCAGTAGTCAATGATGAGGAATCCGGCATACTGGTCACACCTACGGTCGGTAGCTTCGTAATGATTACGGATCTGAGCAATGGCGATAAACGAGATTGGGCTGTCGTGATGTACAGCGAAATTGATAAGGTGGAGTTCAATGGAGGAAAGAAAGATGGCCTTATTAACATCAATGACCTCACTGATAAGCTCAACAATCTCGTTGACGAGGTAAACGACCTAAAAGATAAGTTCAATGCGCATACTCACTCATGCACATTGAGCGTTAGCACAAGTGGCGGTCCAACGGCGCAAACCGGTAGTGCTACAGGAACATCCGACGCGCCAGGCAGTACCGCGTCAGACGCTACCAAGTTTAACAAATCCGATTATGAGGATGACAAAATAACACACTGATGACAGGAATAGCATTGACAATAGATGAAGCCGCAAAGGGCTATGATCTCAAACTGGAGGTCAAAAGGGATGCAGCCGGAAAGATTACGCAGGGTGTAGTTCTGGAGGAAACAACGCCCCAGAACCAGGCAATGATCTTAGTCGCTAATCCGGGAGAGTTCAAAGAACATCCTGCATGGGGTGTGGGCATTGGCAACATCATCAATGACCATGACTTTGCACGTTGGCGCCGCAAGATCCGTGAACAGATAGAGGCAGACGGCCAGCGCATCACCAAACTCGAAATAACAGAAACAGGTTTAACACTTGAAGCAAAATACAAATGAGACAGATCAAAGAAATCATCATCCACTGTTCCGCCACTCCGGAAGGGCGTGACATCACCGTGGACACTATTCGCCAATGGCACAAGCAACGCGGCTTCCGTGACATCGGCTATCATTATATCATCTACCGTGACGGCTCCGTCCATGTCGGCCGACTGGAAAGTCAGCAGGGCGCACATTGCACCGGTCACAATGCTAATTCTATCGGCATCTGCTATATCGGTGGCATGGAACGTGACATGTCGGAACCGAAGGACACCCGGACACCGGCACAATGCAAGGCACTCGTGGATCTTTGTCGTGAGCTTAAACGCAAGTACCCGTCTGCAACCATCCATGGCCACAATGAGTTTGCCGACAAAGCCTGCCCGTCATTCAACGTAAGACAATGGAAGGAGGAAGTTGACCTATGACAGAAGAAATCATCCGCATTATAATCGAAGCCGTCTTAGGCGGAACACTGATTGTTACGCTGGTTACACTCCGCTCTACCAAGAAGAAAGCTTCTGAGGAAGCCAAATCTATGGAGATCGACAATAATAAGAAGCTTATCGATGGCTTCAATGAATACATTGTAGAACCCTTAAAAAAAGAAGTCAATGGATTACGTAAAGATGTGCGCCGGCTCAACCGCGCTATTGAAAAAATCAATGATTGCCCTCACGCTGGTACTTGCCCTGTTCGCCGTGAGCTGCAAGACGGTCAAGACTGCCACGCAGACTGCCCTGTCGCAACAGACGGAACAGAACAATGATCTGACCCAGCACACCGCCACGCAGACGGACGCGCAGACCTCGTTCCAATCCTCTGACACTTCCACTACCAATACCGAAGTGGATGAAGTTGTAGAGGAAACGACGTGGAGCGAACCGGACAGCACCGGCACACAACACCCCGTCAAGACCACCAAAACGCACCGCCATACAGGCAGCACCAAGCAGAATAATGTGCAAACGACATCAGGAAGCGAGACGCACGCAGTCACGCAGTCAG